CCAGTAATGACTATATTGCCATCAATCGTACCGCCATTACCGAAATCTTCAACAATGGTTTTTAGCATTGAACTTTGCATTATATCTCCACTACTCTTACAGCACCAGTTGTTGTGCTAGTTGAATTATAATTTAGATATACTGTATTCCCTAACCCTCTTGGAACTGTTAAAAAAGTAAGGGTATTTTTAGGAATTATCATATCATTTGAAGCGTTTACATCAGTAGTAGTAGTTGTAAAATTAAAATAAATCTCTACTGCAGAATGTATTCCGATTGTTGAAGTCATAGTGGCTAGAGCTAAATGAGTAGAATTATTTACATTTGCACTTGATCCAGCTGTTCCAACTGAATTAACTGTCCAATTACCACCAACTGTTGCATTTAATGCTTCTTGAACGGATCGTTTATGTAGATTTGCCATATTATCTCCTAGCTAGATTTTCTATATACTAAAGCAAAATCACCATTGGCTACTGCTACACTTGACCATTCACCATAAATAGTTTGACCTGCTAAAATTGTTACGCTTGTTAGTGTGTCCCAAATATCGGTATCAACTGACGTGGCTGTAACTACGCAATCAACTGATAATGCCTGGATTGCCACATAAGTATGAGAGTTTACAGTTGCGTTTGTNACATAATCGTAACCACCACCACCGAGTCTATTTTGAGCTTCTTGAGTTGTATAATTGTGTAGATTTGATGTTGCCATTTATTCTCCTAATCTCTAAGGCTAAATGAAGCCGTGAATGAGCCATATCTTTGTTACTTTTTCTTAATAGGCTTTTTCTTTGTTTTTACTTCTTTTTTTGCTTTGCTTAATATAGTCTTACCCTTTACAACTTCATAGCCATTTTGAACCATTTNTGAAGCTTTATCAGTATCTAGGGTATGTTCGTAATGTTTATCTTTTTTAAGTATTATCATAATTTCCTTTTAATAAAGGGTGGCGAATTAACACCACCCAATATTTTTTCTCAAGGTTTAAGGATTTAAAAATTCTATTCCTTTAACATGATTTGAAGTAGTAATTACTGCACCATAAATGATGTCAGCCACAACTTTAGTTCCGAGATAAGATACATCATAGTCACTTTGTACTCTTATATCCTGCTGAACTGCTACTGCGATAGCTGATTTATGTACTAAATATGCAGCTTCAATTCCTGTTGAAGTTGTTGTAGGAATTAAAGAGCTAGTCATTACTGGAATACCAAAAAGGTTTCCAACTTGACCAGTTTGCATTACTGCGTTATCATTACCAAAACCAACACCTGCGCCAGAGTTATTCGTTACAAATGCTTTTGAGTTCATTAAGTCAGCATAAATAAGAGGATTAACAAAGAAAGCACATTCGTCAGCTGGTATATCATTAGCCATTAAAGTACCTAGAGCAGTTTCAACGTCAGCGTTTGACATAGAATTATCTGCAGCTAGAGTTTGAGTTGTTCCAATAGTCTGCAATAATGCTTCTATCTTTGTATCAACTGCTTTCCCTAGAGCATAAGCCATAGATTGAGCGTACTTATCAAAAAGCTGTTCGTTGCTTTGTACCATTGCAATATCTTCAAATAACTTAGCTGCATAAACGTGTTCATCTATTGCTAAATCAATATCTGTTTCTACGTTAGCAGTATAATCTACTGAAGCATTTGCTCCTTTAGAAGCACTTGCAACTTCTTGCATTGTTGGAATGTGTAAAACATCTCCACGTCCTTGAACCAAACTAGAATAATCATCAAAGAATGGTTTAAAAACTAAAGACTTTTCAAAATATCGAAGTACTCCGTCACCCCATAGTTCAGGAACGAATACATCAACGTCAGATTTTTGGGTTACATCACCCGAAAAACCGTAATAATCAGCCATTTAAGACTCCTTATTTTCTAAGCGCATAACCCTTTACAATATCTGCCCAGTTCGATCTTCTTTCATTATCGGTCATTGTAGTCCAATTCTTATTAGAAGGATTAACAGCTCTTGCTGGAGTTCCACTTGTATTAGGAACGCTTTTTTCATTAGGGTTTAATTTATTTGCCAAGATTCTGAGCTTTGCGATTGGTAAATCACCAAACTGCTCTCGATCTTCTTCACTTAATTTGCTTAGAATCATTTCCCTTTGCGTTGTTTGATCTTTTTGAAATTCTTCTGCAATGGGTTCCAGTTCTGCTATTCTTGCAGCTCTTTCTTCTGCTAGTTGTTGCCATTGGTTTTGTTCTTCCATAGACTTTTGCCTATCAAGTTCAATCCTTTTTTGCAACTTTGCTAATTCAGCTTCTGATTCTTGAGCACGTTTTCTGTACTTTTTAGATTCTTGTACTAATTCCCCTACATCATTTTGAATAGGTTCATTCTGGCTTTCAGTTGCCACCTCTGTTGATACAGGTTTTTCCACCACTGGTCTCTCAACATAAGCCTTTGGCTGGTTTTCCACGCTCTGTGTATTTGTTTCTTCAGACATTCTGTCCTCTTATTATTTTAGTTAATATACTATAAAAATAAACTTTCATAAAATAGCCAACTATATTTTAACGTCAATTATTATATCTTTCTTATTAAACTTTCTAATATTATCATTAATATTTTCGTTAATAAAATCTTGAACGAATTGTAAATTTTTATTATTTAAGCCATATATATTTCTCTTAGGTTTGTTTCCTCTTTTTTTAGAATGACCCAAGACTTTTTCTCCGTCTCTGTAATTTATTTCAACGCTTTCTGTTGTAGCTTTTTGAACTTTTAAAGAATTTAACATTGTGCCTGTCAATCTTAAATTAGGAGGATTTGTTTGTTTACTTGCACTAACACCTTTTGGTGTAGCTTTGCCGTTTTTCTTTAAATTAAAATAACTATCAATAAAAATAGACCTATTGCCTTTTTTTGTTTTAATGGTTCTCCAGCCTACTCCAGCATTTCTTTTTGAGTACGGAGGAAATTTATCACCGTCACCATCTTGACTTATTCCTTTGTCAGCATCTTCAACTATTCTAGTTGCTAATTTACCACCAAGCTTTAGCCATTGACTTTTTTTAAATTTAACTAAATCTTTTGATTTCATCTTACCATCCAGCTATGCCTACAATTAAAACCTCCACGAACTCCAAATGGTGTATCACTAGAATTTACTTCTGATTCTGTATAGCCTTTTTTTGGTTCGTTATCTTTTGTTGCTCTGCATTCATCTCTAGTGTTAGCATCTTGTGGTCCAATATAAACCCACTTTACATCTTGACCTTCAAACACTTTATATCTAGCCATATCATCAAATATTTTTAATCCGTCATAAGCCACAACATTTAGTTGATGACTCGCTAATCGTGTATTTATTAAGTTATCGCTAATTGTTTTAGGATTTACACCTCCAAAAACACCTCTAAAAAGCTGTATCTCTAATTCATTCGAATATATACTCGCTCTGCCTAAGAGTCTTTCAAAATCCATATCTTTTAAAACTTCTAGCGATTCAACAGATGCTCCAGCTAATGCAGGGATTCCTCTTTTATTTCCTTCCCTAATTGCAGCTTGTAACATAACGGCATAACTTTCATCAAAATTATCTAAAGCTTTCCCATACCCACTGTTTGTTAATTCTTGAAAAAAATTTAATTCCCTAGTTGCTCTAATTACTTCAGTGTCTGACATCCTACTTAACTGAATAACTAATTTATCTAAATCTTTTTCAAATTTTCTTTCTAGTCTTTCAATTTCATTTATAAATCTATCAACAGCTGGTTGAACATTAGGCATTGGCGTTTACTAATCTTTGAAAGGTTGATTGTGGTGTTGTTGCTTCTGTATTTGCTTTTGTTTCTTCTCTTACTTCATTAAGCTTAGAATCTATTTCATTGTCAGACATATCGGGATTAAAGTACAATAAAAGCTCTCTTTGAGTCATTATACCTTTTTCTAGTTTCCAATCAAGCCACGCTCTTTCTTGCTCTGGCGACATCGGATAGCTTACTTCACCAAAATCAACAGAGTAATCTTCTGATAATGTTATCTTGTTATGCGTTTCTAATATAGTTCTATCAATTTCATATCTTGAGTTTTCCCATTCCCTNAATAAACCCTCATCACTTTTTCTAGCTTCAAGGTTTTCAATTTCTAATATTCTAAGAGCTTCACCACTTGGTGTATTACCACCTGACTCGCCCCATCTAATTCTTAATTGATTATTTTCTGCTGTTTGATTTGCCATAGATTTAACTGCATCAATTAATTCGTTTAAGTTTCCAGCAGGTGATTTATAATCAAACGTTGCTCCCTCTGGTAATATGATTGCATTATCAATACCAGATTTAATTCTGCTTTGACCTTCTTCAATACCTGTAAATACAGGCTGACCTAATCTTGATCTAACAGACAAAGCAATTTCAGTCATAGCCATAGCAATATGTAGAGATGCCCTTGTAACGTCATAAGCATCTGAACTAAAAGAAACAGAACTAATAGGGTTTATCCCATAAGGGTTTAGCATATCTTCATTGCCCATTATAGCAAATCTTTGCCCTTTGTTATTAAACTCAAAATGCATTCCAGGAACACCTTCTCTTGATTCGCTCCAGAATACAAAACGTCTATTAACATCAATAGATTCTATTTCATAACTATATCCGTATGGCTCTCTTTCTCCATAAATAAAATACTCTTGTACTACTGGTAAAATTTCATATTCTAATCGTTCACGCCTTTCATTATAAACAGTTTTCATCCAGCATTGACCTAATAACCAACTCAACTCTGCAAATTCTCTTGTATGGCTATTTAATTTAAAAGCTAATTCATTATAATCTTCATTAGATTCACCTGCTATTAATCTTTGTGGCGCATCTTTATATAACATCATTCTAGCTTTAGCGAATCTAGGAACGCAACTAGAAATAAATGGAGGAACTTGTGTTAAGCTATCGGAAGCAAACCACTGCTCTAAATGATTATCTAAGTTTTGATTATAATAATAATCTATTGACTCTAGTTTATTAGTGTCTTGCTTTTGAAAGTATTCCTTAGATGCGTTTGCAACGCTATCAATAACAGCTGTTTCTGCGAGGTCTGGAATAATTACTTTGTTAACAGATTTTCCAAAGTTATACATTATGTTTTCCTTATTTCTACCAGTTTATTGTTGAGCCAACCATTCTACGAATAGGAAATTTATGGCTAATAGCATAAGAACATGCATCAAGTGCGTGTGTTAGTTGCATATCTTTTTTATCTAGCTTACCATATTTATCTCTTTGGCATTGTTCTAAATCTTTTATTAAATAAGTACAAGAAGGATCAATGGTCATCCCAACCTTACCTTCTGCATCTTTTAATTTTCTATTTAAAGCGTTTAATCTATCTATGTGACTTGGATGTGATTTTTTAGCACGAATTAAAAAACCGTGATCTCTTAATATTTGATGATCTGATCTCCTACTGGTGGTGCTTCTAGCTTTGCCTGCAGGATCAGGGTAACACTCTATATTTGGAGCGATCTTTTTCATCTTGATAGATAACTCTTCAGTGTTACTGTTCTTTAGTCTAAGCTCATCAAAAAAGTGTATAGTGCCATCTGTATATTCACACGCTAAAACTGCAGTCATAAAGTCTACATTAAAATCAACTCCCCACCATAAATTATTAGAAAGCTCTTTAGCTTTAGAGCAATTAATATCACGATCAAAATTATATGCAGCTCTATTGCCAGTTGTTTCAAAAGATGCTTCAAACTCTTGTCTAAATATAACTTCATCCATAGTTCTTTTAGCTCTTTCTATTTCTTCTAATGGTACAAAGCCACCTTCAACTGTAGTAAATTTCCAGCTCTGCCAATCTTTTTCACCTTGACCTCTTGAATATAAATCATACATAATATCATATCCACTTGGTGTTCCAATAAATAAAACTTCTCCTTGAGTAGTTGCTAACATAGGATATACAATTTCTTCCCATACGTGAGGTTTGATGTAAGCCATTTCATCCATTACGCATTTAGTTAATTCAACGCCTCTAAGATTATGCTCATTATCTGCTCCTTTAACGCTTAATTCTGCGCCATTATCAAAAGATACTAGCATTTCAGATTCGTTTAATTTAGCACCTTTAAATCCAGCAAACATTTGTCTTAATATTGGAAACACAATCATTTTTCCTTGCCTATATGTTGGCGTAATAAACCATCTGCGCTCTCCAGGGTTAAATGCATCTTTTAATAAATACATTAAACTCAATATTGTTTTACCCCATCTGCGACCAGCAACAATGACTTTAAATCTAGCAGGGTTGTGTAATATTTCTTTTCTAGTTGTATTTAATGACCATTCTATCATTTTTATATAAAGTTGTATAAATCCAATATTGATCTTTTACTTTTATAATTTTAATTGTTTTATTTTTCATCAATAACCATTACTTGTATCGGTTCAGATTTGTTAGTTGTTTCCATACGCTCTAAAGCTTTTCCTTCCAATCGTTCTACAATGAATTGTATAGCTCTTAAATCACCCCTTTCAGCTAGATTAAATAGTTTAGATACTACAACCTCCCTTCGCTCTTTTTCACCTACCTTGCTAAAACTAAAATCTTTAATTAAATCAGTATAAGCGTTTCGCCTTCCATTAGGATTTCCAGACTCGCCTTTTTTCCAGCGATTGCCTAATTTATTTCCTTTAGCAAAACTGCCATTAGGCTTGTGATTTGGGCGTTTCTTTTGCGTTTGTTTATTGGTCATATTCCACTAAAGCCATAGCAAAGACTTTATTTAATTTGTCAATAAGTTCTTTAACCCTTGGTGTATCTATTTCAAAAACATCAAACTCTAATCTATAATTATGAGTTGTCTTTAAATTTTTAATCCCTACTAATTCAACATCAAGAGTAACGCCTTTATTTTCTTTTAACACGTTTCATTTTACTCTTTTTTTTCTTTGGTCTCCCTACTTTACTTCCGTATGTACCTTTTCCACTTGGCATAATAACTCCTTAGATTTTTTCGTTATAATTTAGATATGATACTATACTTAATAAAATAGTTATATATTAAAAACAAAAAAGGGATAGTGATGCGGTACTATCCCAATTCTGCTAAACACCTATTTGTTTCATTTCAACTTCGCTATAAAGCTTTTAAGGTGTTTAATTACTGATTAATGCTAGAGTATCTTCATTAAAAATAAATGGTTTTTCTCTATTCTTCCATTGAGCGTTTTGTAGTTTTTCGCTTATATAGTAATAAATATATGATTCTACGGCATCGCTTGTTTTGTATTGGTCTGGCATAGCTAAAGCAAATGGAGTTCTTTTTTGCTCTGGAAAATCTATTTTGTCTATGTTTTTATAGCACCAGTTTATAACTTTTTGAGATGCGTGAACTTTGTTATATCTGTGGGTGTATTCTATCGCTAAACTAAAAGCGTGTATTAATAGCCACATATAATTTTCTTTGCTTGTTCTAGTCCATATAGTACAAGGGTGATTGTAATATGCTTTTTTATATGGTGGATTATATATAGGATCGAATGCACTGCATAACATTTGAGTAGATTCTAAAACCATCTTGACTACATGCTTATTATGTTGCATTTTAGCTGCAATTTGAGGGTGTTCGTTTAATATAAATATATTCATAAAAGCTCCTTATTTTAGTTTATTCACGTAATCAATATACTAATAATTAATATATTCTACTATTCCAAAATGAATACAATCTAATAGAAATAAGTTTTCACTATCTGTATTTAGAGGTAAGTGACTTCTAGCTTTTACAAGTTTCATATAATCTTTATTAGTTGGTGTTCGGTCTCCGTCAAAAAATCTCATATGAAATACTATCTTATCTGCAGTATCGGAATATTCACGACCATCAACAATTACATCAAACACTTCACTATAAGTTTTAGGGTATGGCCAATAGTTGTCTTTTATTCTAAAGTGATCTACATCTTTTAAATTAGATACATAGTAATATGTATGAATTGGTTTCCCTTCTGCTGTTTCTAGTATTTGATCGTGTCTTTTATATAGAGTTGGCACGCCTTCTAATACGTCAATTTTTTTTAGAACACCCCTATTTACTTTATATACTTCTCCGTAAACCCATTCGTGTTTTGTTGAATCAATCATATATGGAAACCCATGCCCTAGATCAACTAAGGCATAGTGTTTTAATTTTAAGTGTCCTATCATTTTACAATCTTTTAAAAAGATATGATTATGAAAACCTTTTTTTAATGTTCCGTAAACAAATAAATGCTTTTTCATTTTACTTTCCTAATTGTTGATCCATCGTTTGCTAAATGCTTTTTAAATAATTCTCTTTGCTTATCTTTCCAGGAATATCTAGGAACAAAACCAGATACAGTATTTGAATAGTTTGATTTTGTTTTAACATAAGCTCCTATTGTAGAATCAAATTTAAAAGAATTATTAATAATTGGCTTTGGTTTTTGATGTACTATTTTTTTACTTCTAATATTAAGTGTCTTTGTATTGATCCTTAACATAGTATATGGATTTATATTTATTCGCTTTATTTGGTGCCAATTCCCTGACTTTAGTATTAAGTCGGTACTTCCGTATATGTATATATTTAAATCAGGTACAAAAGCTAATTCTAATGGATTATTACCTTTGACCATATAAATGTATTCAGGGTATTCTAGATCAGCCCAAACTATTGAAACACGACCTCTGACTTTTGGCAGTCTATTTTCTGAAAAATCTTTAGCACTTTTAGATGTTTCATATAATCTGAATATTGCTTCTGAATCTACTTCTGCAAATCTTTTCATATTATACTTTTTAAATAATTGCTTATGGTTATGAATTGATCCGTTATGAGTGCCTATGGTTTTACCAGCTCTGATAGGGTGATTATTTCTATTTATACTAGGGTTTCCAAGTGTCGCATATCTAGTATGTCCCATAATACAAGAGATATTGTCATTAACTAAGCTTAATGATCCAGATGCTTCTGGAGTATCTAAGAATTTATATGCATCTACATTTCTTTTTTGTATTACATAATTACCTTCTCTGTCTATTAAAGCAAATCCCGTAGCGTGTCCTCCTCTCGTGTCTGCTTCTAGTAACATGTTTTCAAATCCATCTAAGACAGTATCAATATTTTCTTCTGATCTGTTTTCTTTCTTTAAAATAGTTCCTGCTAATCCACACATAATATCGCTCCTTTTTAAAAGGCTGGTTAAATACCAGCCCTAGTTAGTGAATAGAAATTTGATGTTGTTCTTCTTGATTCAACACTTTGCTTTGTTAAATCTTTATATCTTTTTAGTGTAATTTTATTAGAAAGCTTTACATCATTACATCTTTCTTTGCTACCGATAAAACCTAAAGCTTTCCTGAAATAGAACATACCTGTTAAGTCATTACCTACTGATTTAAAAGATACTGATTTATTTGTTTCTGTAACATTTATAATTGCTTGAGTTAAAACTGTCCAGCTCCAGATTTTATCAAAGTTTAATGAACCTTGCATGTATCTAAATTCTACAGAACCACGTGTCCATATATTTTTAAGATTCAAACCACAATATCTTGAAGTTTGCATTCTTGGATATGTTTCTACTGGAAAACTTGTTGAGTAGTTATTGAATTTATTATCAACATCTGTTTTAACATTTTTAAAAATACGTTTTGCAATAGTTTTTAAAACTCCATTTCTGTTTGATGCTACACGCATATTTCCAAAATAATGTCTAGCTGGTCTGCACCATCCTGAAACTAATCTTGAAGGACTAACTAGTCTGTAAATAATATGTTCAAACTTTACTACAAACTTAATAAGATTAGTTAAAAATGTAGTAACTGACTTTTTATCTTTTACCATTGTACTTGTAACATCGTGATGAATATGAATTCCACATGATCTGTTTACTTTACAACCAAGTCTCTTTAAAACTTCTAAAACTACTTGTAATTGTTTCTTACCATTTTGACCTCTAAGTATTGGAGAAACTAATTCATTATTTCCTAAGTAACCTGGCTCACCATTTACAGAGCTATCTGATACAATCTTCCATTGTGGTCTTGTAATATGATTATATGATTCTACTCTACAACCGTTATTTAGACTACTAAGAGCTGTGTTTATTTCTCTAGCTACTTGAGTTTGTGAAACGTTGTTATCTCCGTATGGTGTTAAAAACTCTATCTCAACTCCGAAACCTTTTTGATTATTAAATTTATACATGTTTAAACTCCTTGTTGTTTTGTTATTGTTATTCACGATGTAATATAGCAATAAATACAATACGTGTAAAGAGTTTATTTTATTTTTTTTAAGAGTTAGCTAAGAGTTAGCTTGTTTATTAATACAATAAGGGTTTCCTTCTTTGTCAAATTCGATACAATGAGGGTGATTTATTTTAGATATTTTAATATAATCTTGATTTTTATTTTTTAAGACAGATGTTTTATTAATATCTCTAATATGTTTTCTGCTCCAGCAAAAATCACACATTAGCACTACTTTTAGTTTCATATTTGCTCCTTTTTATAACTTTATTAATTTCATTCCATAGTTATTCACTCTATCTGGAATTACAACTCCTTTCTTTTTTATTAACTTATTATGCTTAAATGGTTTGTAATTTACACTATGTTGCCATCTTCCCCATTTCCAAGTAACTTTTGTAACATCTGGGTGTTGTTTTTGTAAAGATTCTGCCATTTTTAGTCTACCATCATCAATTTCATATAAATCTTCTGTATTCCCTCCACCCATAGTCATGGTTTGAGTTTTATCAGCTAAGAATGCAACAAACAATATTGTTGACCAGCCATCTTTTAAAGCTCTAAGCGACAAATCTGTATCTTCATTATATCTACCACGCCATTTATAAGGAATGTCGTTTTTTATTAATATACAACTATAAACTCTAGTGTTTTTTCTGAAAGGCGCAAGTTTAGATTTTCTTGGTGCAAACATAAAATAGTCAAAACCAGATATTGCTATGTTTTCATATCTATCAACAAAGTCTTCTGCGCATCTAAATATAGTTCCTGAAGAAACAGGCACAGGAAGATTTTTATTTAATCTAAAAAAATTCATTATATTATCATCTAGAATCCAATGTCTTTCAGCTCCAATACTCATAGAGTGCTCCCATACCCAATTTCTAGCAGGAATTGAACCCTGCCCTAAATTACTAAAAGGAAGCACGTGTATTTTTTTAGGATTAATTACACTAGCATATTGATCGTATTCTTGTGGCTCTATAACTATATGATATGGAACATTCATTTTTTCAAGAGCTTTGCTTGTTTGCCTTGATTCCCATCTGCCTTTTGAAATTATATATACTGGATATTTAGGATTCATTTTTACTCCTCTGTATCGCAATGGTCTTTACAACTAGAGCATACTGGAGTTTCATAAGGTAAAATTTCAGAACCACAGCATTCACTTAGTTTTTTTTCATCAATATACCTCTTATTCATAAACCGTGATACTTTTAATTCAGGGTACCAAATACTTTTTGTTGTTGAATGAATTTCTTGACTTATTAATTTTGAAAATTCTTGCATATTCTCTCTATTTTCAAAATGAACAATAATTTTAAATTCAGATGTTAAATCTTCCATTTCAAATTCTGGCATATCTTTCCATTCTTTTTTCCAAAATGAAAATTCATCTTTATTAAATAATGTTGGTTCTTCTTTTTTACTCATATCTAGCTCCTTTATTTACATTTTTTTTTACAATCTGGACAAGTTTTATTTTTTTTACCTAGTTTTGGCATTATTTGTTCAGAATATTTTAACCATTTTCTTGTATTTATATAAGCTTCAACACGTGACCATAAACTATTGCATTTATCACATAAAAAAATATAAGCATCTACATTTTCAGTTCTACATTTGTATTTTTTTCTTTCAAACTTTCTATATCTGAAATACTCTTGAGTCCTTAATATATATTCAATTATATTTTCTTTTTTTTTCATTTTAAATACTTACTTAAATGATTTAATCCTTTAGCTCCTGGGTTTTTTTCTTTAAAACTATTAAAATCAATTAGATCATCATTTTTTTTCTCTGGTTCTTTATTAAGATAATCTACTGCGCAACAACTAGAACCTCTTTTAATAGCAAAAAAGTCTGAGGGCATTTCTTTCTTTCCACATTTAGAACACCACGCTTTATAACCCATTCCAGATTTAACTTTTGTAAAATTAGACTCTAAAGATTTTCTTGTATTAATCTTATTATTTGTCCATTCTGTGTTATTATCTCGCCATTTTATTAATCGCCTTTTAATATCAAACGTTTTTTGCATTTCATATTTCATCTTTCTACCATTTTCATTTGATTCTGTCCAGTAATTAACAAAAGCTATTGTAATCTTTCCATCTAATTTTAATTCCTTTGCAATCTTAACTACTTTTAAACTCCATTCTTCTCCTCTTTTTTTTTTATCTTTTACTTTAACCTTAGCTTTATCTTTATCTTTAAGAGTATTAGATACACTTTGTATAGGGTTTAGCAACCCTTTTTCTGTTAGTCTTTTAATAACACTTAAATGAGGTTTTGAATTTTCTCTTAAAGCTCCATATTGGAATTCAATAAAAGCTGGTATAAAATACTGACCACTTTCTTTTATATATTGCATTTTAGATGTAACTTCATTTGGAAGTTCTTCAAACTCAACCCATTCTCCAATGAAAAATTCTACTGCTTCCCAATCAGCATCCCATATTCCAGCGTGATCGCATTTAGTCAATAAGTATATCCAAAAAAGTTTATTCTTTGAAGATAGCTTTCTGAACCATGCCTTATCCCATATTTTTGTGTCAACAAATCGTTTTGCCATTATTTTTGCTCCATTTTGTTTATCATTTTTAAAATATCAATCTGAGTGTTTTTTATTGCTTCTATTTCTTTTTTCATATCATGCAACTTGTACAACCTGTCTTTTATTGTTATTATTTCTTTTTTTATATCCACATAACATTCTACAGCCTCTTTAAAAGTATCAGTATTTCTACCCATTATTTCTATTACTTGATTAACAAGTCCTTTAGTCATTGCCATATTGCTCCAGCTCCTTTTCTAGTTGTTTTTTTATTTCTTTAAAATCCCACAAGCTCTTATTTATTGTATTTGCCTGTTTTTTTAATTTGTTTAATCTTCTCCCACCTAAAGTTTTTTGTGCCCATTCTTTTGCTTCTATTGGATGTTTATGCCACCAATAAAGATGACAACCTAAACACAAAGCCTTAACGTTAAGTGGATCAAATTGCATTTTAGGATATTTTCCTCTTGGATAAATATGAGATGCGTGTAAGTTTGTAGATTTTTTGCATCTTAAACATACTTTATCTCTAGCAATTACAATTTGCCTAACTAAACTATGAAGTTTTTTCTTTTGAATTTTGTTCATGTATTTTTATATATAATTGATTCATTCTATTATGAGCTGGACCACCTTTTTTTATTATTCCATTTTTTAGCATTTCTCTATAAATATTAATTACTCCAAACTTACTTTGCAATTCAGCACTGTAACTTCCATATTTTTCTCTTTTTGTGAATCTTCTTTTAGAATAACTCATCTTCAAGCTCCTTTTTTGTTTTATTTTCTACTGGTTTTTCTGTTGGTTTTTCTACTGGTTTTTGTTTTTTATTAATAAAATCAATCGTTTTATCCATACCACAAGCAACTTGAAACATAGGCGCAATTATTCTTTTTATTTCATTAACCATATCTTTTTGATCTGTACTTGTAGTTGTTTGGGCAACTAATCTTGTTGCATTATTAAAAGCCATTCCCCATTTAATTTCTAACCCTCTATTGTCGTTATTTATATTTTTATCTTTCATAGATATATAAGTTTGAGACTTTAACTTATTAATATCATCTTCCCCTGCTAACTGAACAACCCAAACCATACCTTTTGATCCAGATGCCATATTTATAAAAACATTCTCTCCTTTATTAAAATCATTAATTTTACCAAATAAAGTTTCAGTCATTATAAAATCAAATTCTTGATTAATATTTATTTTAAAAGGATCATTTCCTTTTTTTGGTGCACATAAATATTCACTACCAATATTTTTAGCTTTTATGACAAATTCTATCTTATCATAATATTCACTTTTTTTCCCTATAACATCCATAGGTGATTGTATAAGCTCTATTATTATAGGCTTGTCCATATGATGTTCTTTTTTTAATGTTAAATACGCCATTTTATACTCCTTTTGTTATTAAAAAATTATATATAACCATTAATGCTAAAACAATTAGCCACGCCCTTATAGACTTAATTAAATAATATTCCAGCAAGTCAATAAAGTTATCAATAAAATTAAGCATCATAATATCTCCTTGTTTCTAAAATTACTTGTAAAGTTTTTTTAATTTCTTTTTGATTATTTATTATTTTATATAATAATGTCAAAACTCTAAGAATAAAAAATAATATACAAAGCTGACTAAATTCCCAATAAGGAAAATATTCTGCACTGAACAAAGCTTCAAAATAATATCTCATTTTAAACTTCCTTTTTTAAACATTGTCATTGTTATTTGAATACCCATTATTACGCTAAAATAAAAAACGATACATAAAATAAAAAACAACGCCCAAAAACAACTAGCGATACCAAGCATTGCAAAGTTTAAAATCCATTCGTAAATATCTAGTGCAAATATCATATTATATCCTTAAAATAATTTAACTTGAGCTTTATTTCCTTCTGGATGCAAAGCATAATATTGTGAATATTTTTTTCCATTTGCAGACGTAATTGTTTCCGAACCAATAGCCATACCTTCATTTTTTAAATCACTTATTCTACTAGCTAAACGCATACATCCGAATAAATTTAGTGCTTCCAAGCTAGTTAATCTATTTCCGTGATTTAAATATTTTTTTATTTCTTTATTTTGACTCATTATTAGCTCCGTATTTTCTTTGAGGTTTAATTTTATTATACTTTTTATTTTTTTCTAGCTCTTGTTTTTTATTATAAGATAATCCGTTCTGTTGCATATTAGCGTTTTTTCTTTTTGCTTTTTTTCTTTTTAATCTTTTAGCTTGTTTTGATTTAGTCATTATTGCTCCTATCTTGTGGCAAATCGCTTTTGCCAGTTAGTTTACTAAGTAAATCCTTGTACGGCATAGAATCATCTACTTTTTCCCACATACAAATAAAATGCTCAACGCACTCTATTAGTTTTTTTGATTCTTCTTCTTCTAAAGATACAGGAGGTTTTTTGTGAATAACAGTATCAACACGGAACATATTTGACTGCACCTCCTGTTTAATTTTTGAAAATCTTTCTGATATATCATTTAATCTAATTGATAATGCTCCAAGATGTCTAGCTTTTAATTGATCGCTGTCTAAATTCTCGCCTTCTGTAATAGTTAAAAGCGATTCAACTGCATTAAATAAATTTAAAAAATTAGTTTCTAGTTCTAAATATTGTCTTTCTGAATGTCTCATTTTTTCTCCAATAAGTTAATAATTGTTTGTGGTCCAATAACCGTTCCTTTAATAATATCTTCAACTGATTTAATTTTAATATTTGGACAACCACCTAAATGATAATGCCAACCTGTTTTTTTAGCATCTTTGTATTGCAATAATAACCTAATTAAAGTATCATCAACCAGCACTCCAAAATCACATTCTGGATGATCAAACTCTACTTCCATAACAAAGCGTTGTTTTCCTAAACAACCATTACACATATTATGTAGTTCATCATATTGTTTTATTTCAAACTTATTATCACATTGAATACAATACATTATTTACTCCCATATTTATAATACATTGGGGTATCAAGTTCATGTTTATTAATAGGCTTGATAAGGCTTAAATAAAAATTACTTCTTTTTTCTTTTTTAGCTAAAAAATACCTTTGAAGTAAAAACCTTTCACAGTCAGATATTACAATCTGTATTTCTTTCATATTCCAAGTTTTACTCTCTATTTGTTTATTAATAAGATCAATACAAAGCGAACAATCAAATAAATCTGTTGCTGAATTATGACCTACACAAACTTCTGTTACTATATACTCATATTTTTTATAATGTCTTTTTAAAGACTCAAAAGCTGAATATGAATAATTTGCTTCAGAATATTTATTTAAGTATTTATGTTTATTCCAATCAAATTTTTGCATATTACTTTCCTCCTTTTAAAATCCATTCTTTATAGGCTTTCATTTTCATACCTAGAGTTTTACAACCTTCATAAATCCAGTATTGTCCTTGTGTTGAAGTTCTAATAAATTCAATAACTCTTTCATCTGTCCAAAAATCCTTTATTTCTGGGCCAGTATTTTCTTCAGGCTTATGTATATTAGTAAATAACATTTTACACCTGCCTTGATAGTGTAGTGGCTTTTGTAATACACCAATCTTGAGTGGCTCGTGCCCATTGAATAAATTGATCTTTAATCATACAACATCTAGTACAAGATTTACTTTTTACAACTTTAGCTTTTTTAGTAATTCCAGTATGTTGATCCATTAAAGTTTTCATTCCGTCTTGATCTACTTTTTCTAACATTTGCAAGATAATACTTTCAACCGATCTATTTATTCCATCGTATGAACTTGGGCTGATTCTAAAACCTTTATCTTTTACAAGTTTTCTTACGGAGCTTTTTTGTATGTAATTAGCCATATTATAAACTCCTTGATACTATACTTATATTTATATTATTTGTACTCTTAAAGATAGAAATTACAGCGTTTTTCCATACTCTAGGATGTTCTTGTATAGATTGTAAAATATGATAGTAAAATTCATCTCCTTCAATTAACTGATCTTTGTAAAATGTCATTTGAACTTGCTGATGATTTCCAACCATTCTAGCTGGACAGTAGTTATGAAAACCTACAAACTTATTTACTTTGTCGAATAGCGTCATATTACTTAACCTCCACTTTAAAACCATTAAAGAAAGATTTAGCAGAACAACCAACTGTCTTTTTATTTACGGCTTTGTTCCAAGCTTTGTCTTGTGATTTAACTTTTGCAGAAAATTGTTTCCACCATTCTGAAGTTCTATCTACTTTTTTTGAGTGTGTCATGTTTTGCTCCTGTTTTGATTTTGTTTTATTGTTATTCACGATAGTATATTAAACAATACTTTTCAAAAAGTAAAGAGTTTTTTTTAATTATTTTAACTCTTAGCTAACTCTATAAGATAAAAAGAGTATTAGGGGAGCTGAATATTGTGAATAACAACTCACGGAGCAAGGTGAGAGGAAACTCCCCTAATATAATGTTGTAATTTAATACATATATTTATAATAAACTAAAATTCTTCTTCAATCTTCATACTTAACGAATAAACGCCATTGGCTACTTGAGTCATATCTAGTGAGTCTTGTCCAAACCTAGCGAATATATGTTCTGATTCGGCTTCGTCTCCTTCGCTAGTATTATCAACGCTAAAAATAAAAGGTAGGTGATTTCCGTTTGTAACTTCCCAAACATCAGTAATAACTTGATCATCTCCAGAGCCATCTTCGTGATTAGAATATTCTTCGGGCATTATTTTATCGCTATTTAAAAAACTAAAGTTTAAATCATATATTATTCTACCTCCATAAAGGTCGTGATTTACAGTCGTTACACTAAACGGAGATATATTTCCAGCTCCAAAAGTTTTTCTACCGTGGTTTACCATTGTACTATATTTTTGACCACCTAATGATTCCTGTATTTTATTTGAGTCATATACAATAGACCTC